TAAGGAAGCTGTCGAAAAGAAGACTGCCGAAATCGAAGAAATTGCAAATAAGTTCTGTGCTGAACGTTGCGAAGAACTGAGCGAAGAAGCTAATAAGAAGGTTGAATCATACAAGAAGAAGCTTGAAGAAGCTTCCGAACAGTATATCTTTGAATACTTCGATCAGAAATTCCAGGAAAAGTACGGTAAGGAACTTGAAGCTATTGAAGAAAAGGTCATTACCGGTCTTGACAAGTATTTGGAATTCAACATTAACGAAAAGATTAGTCCGGCTCTCATTCAGAAGACCGCACTTTCTGAAACCTATGCTCCGATTATCGAAGGTATCAAGCGTCTCTTCGAAGACGAATATGTTCCGATGGACCAGAGCGGTTCCAAGAAGATTCGCGAACTGAAGGCCGAAAATACGAAGCTTGAAGAATCCCTCAAGAAGCAGCTCGACGAAAATATGCGTTTGGCTGAACTTGTCGAAAGCGTCGGTAAGAAGTCTCTCATCTCTGAAAAGATTTCTGACCTCTCCGCTGCACAGCGTGTCAAGGTTAAGAAGTTCTTCAAGGAAAAGAGCCTTAACGAAACAAAGAAGGACATCGATGCTTACATCGAAATGATTCAGGAACAGACTGATTCTGCAGCCGCTATGCGTTATGAAAAGGATCGCTTGTTCGAACATCATGACCGTCCGGTTCGTAAGACTAGCTACATCGAAGACCGTACTCAGGAACCGCTCGTTGAAAAAATGCGTCCGCGCCAGCCAGAACTTAGCCAGCGTGAACAGGCAATGTTGCGTTCCGCAAGTCTTTTGGACGACTAATTTGCGAAAAACGAAAAATTGGAAAAAACGTTTATAAATAAAATATGAATTAAATCGATAATTCGAAAAATTTAAATTAATAGGAGAATATTTAAATGAAAATTACGAAAACTCAGGCCAGTATGATGGACCGCTGGAGCCAGGCTCCGAAGGGACTTTCAGTCGCTGGCATTAAGGACAATTTGGTACGTTATAATACCGCTCGTCTTCTTGAAAACCAGCAGACTAAGAACCTCGGTTCCGAACTGTTGACTGAAGACTTCTCTCAGGGCGTTGGTGCTCCGCTCGGTCTCGACCAGGGTATTCCTCATGGTGGTGACGCTAAGGGTGTGTTTGCTCCGATTTCTCTTGCTCTCGTCCGCCGTGTGTTCCCGCAGCTCTTCGCTAACGTCCTCGTTGGTGTTCAGCCGTTGACTGGTCCGGTTGGCTTGGCATTCGCCCTTCGTTACATTTACAAGACCAACAACCCGAACGAACTCGTTGAAGCCGCATGGAAGGCAGTTCCTCGCTTCTCCGGTTACACTGGTTCTACCGCCAACAACGACGGTGAATGGGATGCAGGTACTGGCGTTGATACTCAGTCTGCTGAAGGTTGGAAGATCACTGGCCCGACGTTTGGTTCTGATGACCCGTCTGTTAGCCGTAAGATGCCGGAAATCGGCCTTATGCTCAGCCGTCAGTCTATCGTTGCTAAGACTCGTAAGCTCGCTGCTTCCTTCTCTCTCGAATCTGCTGCCGACATCAAGGCTATGCAGGGTATCGAAATGATGACTGAAATGATTAACGTTCTCCAGGCAGAAATGACCGCTGAAATGGACCGTGAAACTATCGGTCGTTGTAAGTCTCTCTGCACACCGCGTATTTTCAACAAGTCTACCAAGACTCTCGCTGAAAACGACGGCTTCATTGGTACTAACTCTCAGGAACGTTTCGGTATGATTATTACCCACATCATGAAGGGCGTTAACGACATTCGTACCGCTACTCGTCGTGGTGCTGCTAATATCGCAGTTGTTTCTCCGGACGTTGCTACTGTTCTCCAGTGCGCTAACCCGTGGTTCACCAAGGTTGCTCACGAAGTTAACGGTTCTGCCGTTACTCCGGAAATGGGTACTTTGAACGGTGTTGTTAAGGTCTTCTGTGACCAGTACGCTGTTGACGAATTCGGTGCAAACGACAACGGTGAAGTTCTCCTCGCATTCAAGGGCTCTAGCCTCTATGATGCTGGTGTTATCTTCTGCCCGTACGTTACCGGTGTTGTCAACCAGGCTATCGACCCGAATGACTTCAGTCCTCGCGTCGGTATCATGACCCGTTATGGCTTTGCTCATAACATGCTTGGTGCTGAAAACTACTACCGCTTGCTCAAGTTCAAC